ATGGGGGTGCACATCTCGCTTACCATGTACAACATTAATAGAATGTGCGTCCTTTTCTGGTTCCGAAAATCCACTAATACGAAACAAGTACCCACCGATGAAATTAACACGAATGACCCTCAAGGATTCATTCAAATGCGTGTCACCTACAATACTGAACGTGATGAATTTGGATCAACCCACATCGAATGTAAAAAATCCCAATGGGATACCGAAAACCAAACGTTTAAGGGAAAGTCAATTTGGGCACAAGAACAAAATAAAAAGCTCAATGCCTATAAGCATCGTATTGAGAAACAAATAGAGGATCTGGAACGCGAAAATGATGAGGTAACTATTTCACTCATTAAACATGCGTTTTGTAATAAACAACGAAGTAGGGGAGGCCAGGGAACAATTTCCCAGCGTCGAACTATTTTTACTTTAATCGAAGTCTGCGTTTATCATTATCAGCTACAAGAAAAGCGGCATAAATTAGGTAAGCTTTCAAAGTCTACCTTAGAAATACAGTCAAATTATGCTGCAAATATTTCCGATTACTTAATATTTGCAAAACGTGACAAATTACCTGCAACGTCTTTGAATCAGGACTTTATGGATGACATGGCCCTGTACTTTACCAGTGTGGAAAAGTTTGGAGCTGGCCATATTGAAAACCATTTAAAGTTCGTCAAGCAAGCGTTAAAAATGGCCACTGAACGGCAATTAATCCTTAAAAATCCACTGGCCAACTACCGAATCGAGGCAAGTGAGGAGGAGCCAGATACAACCCATTTAACCATAGAGCAGTTAGAACGGCTTATAACGTTTGATTTCCTAGCTATGGCTAGAGCTGGCGAACTCCATCCAGCAGCGGCTGAATCACTGGACAAAGAAAGAGATGCTTTTGTCTTTAACTGCTTCACTGGAATGCACCACTGTGATTACAAGTCTAAGTTGTTCAGAATTGATAAGGATAAAAATGAAGAATACTGGCTTATTGGGAAACGGCAGAAAACGAAAAAGGAATTTTTCTTGAAACTGCTGGAGCCTGGTGTGGCCGTGTTAAAAAAGTACGGTGAGAGTTTGGAAGCTCTGCCGGTAAAGTCAAACCAGAAACGAAATGATACGTTAAAGCTTATAGCGGCCTATTTGGGTTTGCCAGTACGCTTATCCACTAAAATAGCCCGTAAAACGTTTGCAGATTTAGCTCTAAATGAGATGTTAATACCTGCCGATGATGTGGCCACTATGCTAGGGCTCACATCAACCGAAAGGCTGAAACATTATGCCAGGCCAAGGCGGAACCGATTGGCCCGGCTCTTATCCAGTTGGGAAACTCTCTCAAGTCATTTACATCAAAATGAGCAGCAAGCGGCCTGATAGTCAGGTTAATAATCTTTAATAAAGCAATAATTTAAATTTTGCACCCCCGAAATCACAAAACAGCCTCACTGTGAGGCTGTTTTGGAGGAATACCTGGCATTTTAGTCCATTTTTTTCTTTCTCGACCCCGCCCTTTAGCATTTTGGGACTTTCCAAAATTTTCCAGCGCGAATATATGAAAGCAGGTTTGTGGAAAGTTTGAATCAGAAATAGTCCAGGTCGAAATCCATTTCGGATCGTATACGGCCACCCTTTAATTTCCAAAAAATATAATAGTCAACCGTATCACTTAAGTGGGTAGCTCGCTCCTGGTCGATGTTGCTGCTCTCACTGGCCTTACTCTTCGTATAGTCGGTGTTCAATGGTGAGTTGTCTAAGGAGATCACCGTGGCCTTACATCTGATCCCGTCTATGCGTACCCTAATGAGCTGCTCATTGCGCTCGGCAAACACGTTGTTAATGTCTTTGAACTTCTCGATGTGAGGTGGATTGTAGTTAAGGGGAGCCGTAGAAACGTGCCATCCAGAGAGCTCCAAAATATCAGCCACTTGCTCAAACATGGACTTTGTGGAGCCTGCCGATTTATTGCGACCATTCCGATCACCCGTTAAAACAGCCACCTTTTTTTTATGGCCTGCATATTCCGTGGCTATAAGGGTGGCCAGTGTTTGGGCCATTGTCATAGCCACCCCACTGGCATCCACCGCTGGCTCCTTACAGTATAGATTATCTATTAGCCTGGCCTGCACTATGTCACTCTGCCAGATGGTACAACTGGTAAAGTGAGCATTAAAATCTATGCTTATCTCCAGGCCTGTGGTGGTGTTATACAGGAGCTCATCGGGCCAGGTAGCTCTGCCTTCGTGCACCTCACTTTCCTCTTTGACCACGTGGATATGGTGCTGGAAAGAAGGATAGAAATTATGAGGCATCTTAGAGAGCCGTTTGCCCTCCACTTCCACCTCATACTCCAGTTTGGTGAGGCTCTTTTTTAGGGTGTCTAAATAATCAGCAGGTAAAAACGCCAAATTATCCCGCGTCTTTACCTCCATAAAAAAGTATTTATCTGGCTCCTGCTTTGCCAGATCCTCAATATCGTACATCCATTGGCCCTCTATATCCCAGGGAGGAGAGCTAAAAACGGCCAGCATCTGGTGGAAAGTAGAGTTAAACTTTCCGACGTTGGCCCGTAAGGTAGGGAGCACCACCTTAAGCCAGGCCTTTTTAAAGTTTAGCCCTTCATCAATGACATAGAGGTCATAGTTAGCGCCCCGGTTTTCGGCTGCGGCTAGTTTAAAGCTCTCGAATTCGATGACAAACCCGTTCGGGAAACTTATGCAGTTTTCCCAAATATCAGGGGCCTCGTATGGTCGATCAAAATGAGCAGGTGGCTCCCTCCAGAGCACAAAACAGCCCTCACCAGTGGTAAAGTTATACTCCGTAATGCCGTGACGTTTCCAGCCTGCTTTTAGGCCAGAGGTGAGCTTTGATTTTGCCTTTTTGATCGTTGGTACGCCCCACCCACATTTTCCTTTTGCCAGTTCATCGGAGGCCAACAGTAAAAAGTCGGATAAGGTTATGGATTTGCCAGAGCCACGGCCTCCAATCATACCGGCTATTTTATACCCATGATTGTAAACGGCCTCCAGAAAGAGCCCCTGTTTTTCGTTTACGTCTACTTCCAGGATTTCCTCCCCTGGATTACTCGCTAATTTGCTCATAGGTTGCCTCCTGGATCTGTCTGGCCGTTTCGTTTTGTGCTGAATTATTGACCGTTACCGACTTGATTTTAAACACCACTTTCGATGGCTTTTTATAGGCCTCGGCATCCACTACTTTCTGGTTATCGTAGGCACCATCTATTTTGGCCGCTTCTTTCAGCAGGAGCGAATAATTATAATAATCATTATCATCCAGCGCCTTTTTTGCGGCCTCTCGGAACATCTCCGAATAGAGGTATTTTACGCCCTCCTTATCCCTGGAACTCCGTAACTCGGCAAACACCACGTAACTCATGGCCAGGATCTCCCTGGCCCTTCGATCCTGGAGAGCTGTGGTTTTTTTAATCATGGCTAAAACCTGGCCATCACTATAGCCCTCCTTTAGCCAGTCTCTGGCATCATTGATGTGTTTAAAGGTTTCGGCCTGGACGGGTGTAAGTTCCTGGCCATCCTCCAGCAGATAGCGCTGGTAAACAGTGATCTCTCCCCTGACTTTCTCTAAGTACTTATTATTACTATTGGGCTTCATAGGTTTGCGTTCTTAGTTCATCCTCATACTCCTCCTTAATGGCCATTAGTCTGGCCAGCTCACTCTGCCAAATGTTGGCCTTTGCGTGGTCGGGTTGCTCTCGTAGTTTTTTCTCATACTTGGAGATGTTTACCCGCGTTTTTTGGAGCTCCAGCTTTGCCTCTGCCGGATGCAGTCCCTGGCTGGCCGTTGATGGTTTGGCTTCTTTTTCCTCCCTTCGTTTCTGGCCTGTTTGGAGCTCATACCGTACATCTTTCCAGGCCTCACGGATGGCTAGAATCTGCTCCACCAGTGGCCTCCGGCCCTCCACATCATTATCGGCAAAATCGGCCAGCTTATTAGACAAAAGAGCAGCCTCATGGTGGAGCCCTTCGGCTTCCAGCATGAGCTGCTCTTTCATTGGGTTGCTGCCGCTGTCAACTGGCAGGCCGTTGGTATTTGTTAATTTTTTTTTTCGTCGGCTGCTGTTGCTGGTTTGGCTGTTGCTGGCTTGGCCGCTGGATCGCTTTCTGCTGGAGCTGTCGATTTCTGGGCCTTTTCTAATTCCTGACTTTTCTCAAAAAGCTGTTCTTTGAGTAAAGCGTTTTCGTTGGCCAGTGCTTTATTTTCTGTGGTGAGTGCCTGGTTTGCCTTATCCATTGCCTCCACGACATTGCTCAAAATTTCCAGCGATGCCCCTGGCCATTGGTTGCCACCCGTGGCTGGTTCTGCGGCCTCCGGCTCTGTTGGCTCCACTTCGGCCAGCGCTTGCTCAAAATCAGCTTTGGCGCTCTCAAACTTTTGCTTTTTTACCGGATGTTCAGGATCTGCATTATGTTCCATTTCGGCCAGTTGGCAAACCGCCTGGAGGTGTTTTGTTTTGTCGTTCATGGGGATTGATACTAAAATGAATTGATGGTTAGAACGCTTTTCGTTGGTTGAGAAAATCAGCGTTTATTTACTTGCCTTCTCGGCTTTTGCGGCTGCTCCGGCTGGCTCATCGGCCACTTCTACAACCTCCACGTAAACCTTTGGATAAAGCGCCTGGATGTGTTCGGCATCGGCCACGGCCATTGTGTCACTTACCACCACATCCCGCTCTCCAAACCCGAACTTGATACCCGCTGATTGATTAAGCACTACTACCTTTTTCATGGTTCTTAATAAGTACGGCCTCCAATGCCAGCAAAGGAGGCCGTGGTTAGAAAATTGATTAAGCGATTAGACCAGCGTTACCCCTGGAATGGCCAGCGCTGCGCCTAATGGAATGTAACCGAATTGGTAGCCATCGTTTTTGGCCTTCAATGTCCACTCTCTCCGGTCGCCACCTTTGGCTCCCGTGGTGTGCACAATCTCAAACTGTAAGCCCATTAAGGATGTACCCATGACTACCCGTAAGCCATCGGTTAAAATCACCACGGCCACCACATCCACGTTTAACAGCTTTTCGATGGCTGCACATTGTTCCTTGGTGTAGCCTGCCACTTTAAGCTCCAGACCTTGCTCCCAGCTCTGGTAGCCAGTTGCGCCTTTTAGAGCCTCATCCAGCTTTAAACTGTTATCGGAAATGGCCACCTCGATGAAGGTGCCAGCGGGTGGCCCTGTTACCATGGTAGGCACCACCGTAATCTCACCCGCCGTAATATCTGCCCGTTTAGGCCATTCGCCGGTAAAGTTGTCGGTAGGAGATAAGAACAATCTCCGGCCACCGCCAGGGTTTACGGTCTGTTGTGGGTGCGTGGAATCGCTGCCAGGGTGGCCAGTGCCAGGCCGTGGCTATCGAACAAACGAAAGCCTGTAACGCGCTGGAAAGCGTAGGACGTAACCGGCATAGCCACCAGGCAAGCCAATGCATTATCCGTGGCCGCAATCGTCAGCGCTCCGGCAAATAGAATGACCGTAGCCATTAAAAACTTGGTGAGCTTCATAAAAAAACAAGATCGGTTAATTGTAAAAATCGAATTGATCGTGAAGAAAAATAGAGGCCTGGCCACTGACTTGCAGCCAGGCCGACATGGTTAAACTTTATCGTTTGGAAACATGAATTTGCCAAACCCGAAATCGAAACCAACGCTCATACGAATGTTGATTTTGATCGCTTTTACATCCTTAACCACCGTTAAGGTGTAGGCGCTTACATCTTCATTACACACGAAATTCAGGTTAGAGCCTGGCGTAATCAGCATGGTCGATTTACCCGTTAAACCCACATCGGGTGTAATGGTAATATTCTCGTAGTTGTCGATTTGGCGCATCACCTCGTTAGGCCGTACCAGGTTGGGGAATTTAGCCTGCCGTCGTCGGTTAATGCTCCGGGCCATACCGGGAGAACAACGGAATTGCAGCGGAATTTCCAGCATGGCCTGGTTTTGAGCCTCCACCAGTTGACACATCGAAATAGCCTGCTCATAGCTGTTGGTGTCGTCAATCGTTGTCGCTGCCGTAAAGACTTGAGCGGCTGGAATTTCAAGCGCGGTACGAGCTGCCGTAACCTTAGACAGTAAGCCCGTAATGGAATAAACCGAACCCGTATTGCTGGCGTTCTTAACCGCTTTCCAGCTTGCTTTCTCCACCAGGTTAGCCCGTGCCTGGCGTAGTATCTGCTCCAGAAAGAACACATCGAACGGATTGGCCAGCACTTCCTTTTCAGAGCTTAAGCCCTTCACGTACTGGAGATACGAACGGTAAAGCGTCTGGATTTCTCCGGTTGTAAATTGAAGATCTATATCTACATCCTCAAAGGTGGGGATACGGGCACCGAACTGGAGCGCACCGGCAGAGGGGGTAAAATCATCCGAAGCCGCGCGGAGAATATCCATAATCTGGAGATTCACCAGCGGACTCTTATTGTCCGTTACCAGGAGATTATACAACTCCCGAATTTTTGCATCACCATCCGTTAATACGTCGGTAATGATCTCTTTTTTACCATCGAAAACCTGCATTAAGGCCGTTGGCAGTTTACTAAAATCGTACCCTTGTGTTTGTGCCATGTAGAGCGATTGAAAAAAATAATTGAAAATTTGTTACTTATTGCCTGGCCACCCGTCTAAGCGGCTTTTTATCGGCTTCGTCGGAAAACGGCCAGCGCGTTGGCATTGTAGCTGGATAGCTCTGGCGCTCCCTCGGCATTGCTTGCATCAGCCTCTGGCAATTGAGCCCCGGCCCCGGCCTGTTTCTCAAACCATGCTTTGTATTTGCCGCCCTCCGTTTCTGCTGCTACCTTTTGGCCTTGCAGCGTTGTAACCTGGCTCTCCAGGCCTGTAATCTTGCCCTCCAGCTCAGTGATCTTTGTGGCCTTTTCCGTAACCAGATCCTGCTGCACTTTTAGAGAGTTCTCCAGCGTAGTTTTTTCGCCCTGGAGCTCCTCCAGCTTTTGATTGAGGCCTAATACCTCACTGGTAAAATCGTTGTGCTCATCGGTGGAGAGCTTCTCAGAAATAACCTTTTCGGACTTTCCGAAAAAGGAGGCCATAAACGTGGCCACCGTCTGCTTTACTTGTGCCATTTATTTGGATTGTTTAAACGCTTGAACTGTGGCTTTAAAAGCCTGTTGAAATGATCCCACCTTATCGGCCAGGCCTAACTTAATGCCATCCCGAACCCCATACATTTTGCCTGTGCTCCACTCATCGGAGGTCAGCAGGCCAGCCCTGCCGCGTCTTACATAGCCCACAAACTCCTTTTGTGCAGCATCCAGCATGGCCTGCATGTCGGCCTCCACCTCTGGAGCGAGTGGCTCGATACCGTTGGCCAGGTTCTTATGGATGGAGCCGCTGGCTCTGAAAATTTGAATGTCCAGGCCAGCCATCTCCAGTGCCTTGCTGCGGTTCTCGTACACCATCATCGTACCGATGCTGCCGATGGCTGGCAGCGTTTGATCCTCCAGCCAGATCTGGGTGGCCTGGCTGGCCAGAAAGTAACCTGCCGATGCACAAAAGTTCGTCCAGATATAAACCGGCTTACTCATGGCCCGTATGGCCTCCGCTGCCGCCTTTAGGCCATCTACGGCACCGCCTGGCGTGTCCATCTTAAGCAGTACCGCCTGTACGGTTTCGGAGAGCTCTGCCGCTTGCAGAATCCCCGCTAAATCCTCATAACCCCACGAACAGAGGCCGTACCGGGAAAGCGCTCCCTGGATCGGGATTACACACACACCCGAGCTGGTGTACACATCGGCCACATACCTGTAATAGGAGGAGGAGCCTGCCATTACGTTTGGCCTATCGGCTGGCAGTTGGGCAGATGGATGAGTGGCGATAAAGGAGGTAGGGAGTGGATCTTTGCCAGTAGCCAGCCGTGGCTGAATAATGCGGTGCATTTGCATGGCAAAATTTGTGTCCAGGCTCCAGAGACCCGAAAAATTGACTCCTCTCATTCGTTTTGCAGATTGGTAGTTAACTAGATCTGCCACGAAAGTGAGGCTCTTTTGTGCCAGCCAAAAGGACATAAAAATGCCAGCTCTGGTAGGAGTTGGCTAATGATTTCGTTAATAAATTGTGTAGCTTGTGGCGACTAATTAGATATTGTCAATTTTTTGGCTTCTTAACATAACGTTAAATTATACAACGAAAAATGGCAGCTTCTTCTCATGGAAACATCATCCATAAAGCAAAATCTATTTAATCCAGACTCTTTAGAATCACTCCTGAAAAAAACCTTATTATCGAAGAGTTTAACAAGAGAAGAATTAGAGCAAACCATTACCAACTTAGGCTATCAGGGGTGGAACAGGAAAAGAATTTATGACGTATGTAGATACATTAATTTTGATGAGGAACTCCTAGAGCAAGAGCACGATATTCTAGGGGATTTCTGTAATGAACTAATGGGCAATTGTAGCACTGCTAATATGATTAAACTTCCAGGAGAGCCAGAGGATAGAGAAGAGTTTTTGGATTACGTATACTCGGATTGGTGGAAGAGCTAAAAAGCTCATTTATCTATTATTAACATATTGCTACTTATACAACAGCAATTTTTGATGGAAACTAGAATCAATCACTCCTCTTTAGTGATAAACTTCTTAGATGTTGGATTCGATTCTAATCAACTGAGTATTCGTGCAAAGACTATAGCTGATCAAATTCTATTAAACAACTACTTCTCAGAGAAAAACGATTGGTTAATCAACTTCATAGCCAGTTATAATAATGGTCGCCAACTGCTGATAACCAGAAATAAGATTGGTACCTACTCTAAAGACAAGATTAAAGAAATAACTCTTGCTATTCCTATACCTTCGATTCGAACTGTAACTTGGGGAGTAGAAGATAATCAGTACATATATGGACCCGATCATTATGATCAAATATTAAAGAATTTTTGGGCGGAAGAAGTTAATTTCCACCAGTTTTCTAACCGTTCTGATTACGTATATAGTTGTTTGAAAAAGGGAATTGAAAGAGCATTTTTTGAAGGTTTCACAGTAGGTGGTATCAAAGTAGTAGTTAAGGAAATCTTCGATTAATTGAATAACATAAAATTAGTGGCTGTTGCAAAACTCCATCAGCCACTTCATCGAGCGGTTTGGCCTGCCAATTCAGAACCGAAAAACGCACGTTGTCAGTCAAGATAGCACCTCAAGTAACTAGTCTGAAGACTTTCGCAACAGCCACATTAGTTATAAAACCGATTTAAGAAAAATGCAAAACGGCCTTCCCTAGATGGCAATGGCCGTTTTGCATTTTACCCCGTTTCGGGCTGCTTCCTGAATTTGCGCCAATTCCTCCAGCCGAACAATCGAACAGCCGCGTAGTAGAGCTTATTTCGGAAACTGCCAGGCTTAAAGCGCTCCATAAGTTCATAATAAACACCATCGGCATACGCCCTGGCAGCAATTTCTCCAAGCGCCTTTAGGTCTTCGTATAAATTGGCGAACTCTTCCCATTCCATATAAAGCCTATCGTGTGCCACTGCTGCCAGGTTCGTAAGGTTATCATAAGCAGGCAGAGTGCTCTGGCTCCAGGGTGGGGTGCTGTGGCAGTCGGTTACAAAGTTGGCAGGAATGAGTAATAGTTTGTGATCGGCTAACTCCACCAGCACATCCTGTAAAACGGCCATTTGATCCGGTTTCTCCAGGCGGCTATCAATCACCACCGGCAGGCAGTAAAACGAATCGGTGAGCGAGATAAACAACGCTGATCCCAGATCGGCCTGCCAGGCTGATAGATAAACGATTCGTTCTTGCTGATCCATCAGAAACCCCCTCTGCTGTCGATGTTGGAAATTTCCCGCTGGATGAGCAGGTAGATGAGACTGGCCACGGTGGTAGAATCGTTGATGGTTATCCCCATTTGCTTAAGTGCTCCAAGTGTAATGGATTGGAAAAAATCCCGCTGACTTATGGTCTGGCCATCGTAATCCGCTGGCACCACCTGGCCAATCACATTTACATAGGCTCCATCGGTCTCACGCGTAACAATCTGGTCAGCATATCGCTGGAGGGCTGCTTTCTTTTGGTCTGGTGTTAACGATTCGTCGGCCAGGATCTGCTCCGTAATGGGTAAGCCTGTGGAGCTATCCAGTGTAATGACTCGCACCTGTTGAATCATATTGAGATCCCGCGTAATCACAAAGTTCTCATGTTCGCCTATTCGGCTGAGTCCCGTGATGGCCTCACTGGTAATACTTGTGTGTATGGCATTCATTGGTTAAAAAGGATTAAAATGTGGTGAGTGCTGACCGTTTCCAGCCTGCCGATGTTTTTACGTAGAAATAGGTATCACTCCAGCAGATTTGCCCTACGGCTCCGTTTGCGTCTGCCGTTCCGTTTGGTGTGTAGGCCGTTTCCAGTCGGAACTGCTGGTGGCCATTGGTGGCCTTTATATGGAGCGATGAGGTAGGTGCACTGGTGCCAATGGCTACTTTGCCCCATTGCCACTATTAATCAGGAGCGTAGCCGCATCCAGGTATAAATCTTTGTAGGCGGCTGCTGTTCGGTCGTAGCAAATGATCGTACCCGCATTGGCTATAGCGCCATAGGATATTTCTACGCCTGCCCTGGCCCTGGTGTAATATTTCCCTTAAAGCGACCATTATAGGCAAAGTCAGCCAGGCCATTGCCTTGCAGTCTCACTAGTTCGGCGCTCGTTGCGGGAGAAGTGCCAGTATAAAAAACGTGGCTTCCACTGGCTGATCCTAGTTGATAACGGAACGTATCGGCTTGAATGCCGAAACCAAAAAATTGATGGTCACTTCCTAAGTCATACAGTACAATCTTTTTGTTAGCCAGGTTATTGTCAAATTTTAGGAAGTTATTAACCGTCAGGTCGGCAGGCCTGTTAGGGCTATACCACGACCCCCAAGCGTTGGTTACCCATTTTTGACGGATATAAATAAATCCGGTATTGTTTTCGATGTACTGTTGAATGAATCCCCCGCCAACTCCTCGACTAACCAGCAAAGCCCCAAAGGGAAACACCGATGTAAAAGCCGTTCCAGGCCCATGACCGCCCACCAGCCAGCCAGACCCACCCAAACAATGGGTGCCCACTTGCGTTATCGTATCGAAATCGGTAGCGCCTGGATCGAAGTAACCGCCGACGCTATACAGAATGGAACCCAGAGAAAAACTTTCTGCCTGGAGAGCCGCCCCGGTGGCATCTACATTAGTTCGCCAATGACTACTTTCCCCGTTCGGTACACATCCTCGGCGTTCGTGGATGGTGCGCTGGCTGTACCAACTTTGTACCAGGTGGATAGGTTGCCATTGATGGCTGTTTTAACCCAGTCAATGAGTTGATAAAGTACATAGCGTACAAAGGAGGCTTTGCCTCTCCGTTGTTGGGTCGGAGTGGCATCTGGAATGTTGGAATCAATCAGGCTTTTTAAAGCGGTGTCATCGGGTACTGCCATTGGTTTGGTTATTATGCGTTAAAAGAAATGTCAAAACTTGAGTCAAAATCTACGTCGGCAAAGAGGGTGGCGCTGTCGAACGTTTCCAGAAACCAGGCCGGGTGCCAGCTCCTGGCTTTGGCTGTTACCTGCACATAGTTGAGCGCCCCGATGGTTCGGTTTATGTCCAGTCGGAGGCCGTTGCCTGGCTCTCCTGCCAGATAGGCCTGGCCGTTTCGATCTAACCAAATGGCCAGCCACCGCCTGGCCTGGTTCGTCTCCAGCCAGTCGGTGAGCGCTGGCTGGTTCTTGGGTAGTGCAGCCACCAGCTCCAGCTCCCAAATGGTGCCAGCGCCCGATGGATCGGCCTGGCTGGTTTCCTGCATGGTGCAACCACCCGATGGAAAAGCCAGCTCCATAAGGGTGGAGCCAGCCACCACATTAAGTGCATTCTTTGAAACGGTTTTCGGGGAGCCAACCACGGGCAGCTCATCGGGGGAAAGAATGGCCAGCACCTGCTCAATGGGTAGGAGCTTAAGCCTGGCTACCTGGCCCGTGTTGGGCTGCTGGAGCGTTAGACCTATTCGGCTCTCTGTTACTTGCATGCTCAAAAGTAGCCGCCTGCCTTAGCCCTGGAAAGGACTGGATTTTGCCCTACTTTCCAACACAAAAAAAGCCCCTACGTATCGTAGCGGCTTTTTTCTGGCTAGGTAGTCCCGGCCCCTTTTGCGCCTATCCGGCCCTTTGTGCTCTAGCCCGGACAAAACTGCGCCCAGCCGGACACTTTAGGCAAAAATATTTTTTTCTGCTTCTCTGGTTTGCTTGTCCACTCGCTCCAGATAATCCCGGTAAATTTTGCGGATTGTCTCGAAATCAACATCCACATCGGGCTCGATCTGATAGCGCTCCAGGAAGCTCCGAATAAACCGGGAATAGTCGCCCCCACAAAGCCCATGCAATGCCCGTACTTCAATAATTAGGGATCGCCGGAATAACTCATCCAGGGCTTTGGCCAGGGTACTCATTTTTTCGAGTGGTACTTCGTGCGTTTTATCCCGGCAGCTATACCAGATGGTTAAGTTGTTGCCACTAGGCTCCACTCTGGAAAAGACAAAAGGCGTGGCGATGGCCATACCGGCAATCTGTGCACCAATCAATGAACGGCCACTTACATAGAGGCCACCATCTGGCTCAAGGCTACCAAACTCAGGATTTAAAAAATACTTCTTTACGTGTTTTGGTACTGAAACGACTATCTTTTTTCTCACGATAAAAATGATGGTTTTTCATAGTTAAAGCGGTTAATGTCAGGAGGTTAAAGATACATATTTACCGCTATAAATACAATTTATTTCAGCCTGCCAAAAATAGAAAATAGCTCCCTCGATTGGTTGTTCTTGCCCTAATCCCTTTAGTCAATAATTATCCTTTTTAACTTCATTTAAGACAGCCAATTGGCAAATTAATGCTAATTGATGTTTAATTGCTCCCAATTAAACATCCTTAAACACCTCTCTTATGAAAAACACCCTTTGTACTGTACTGCTTGTTTTGATCCAATTTTCGGTAAATGCCCAAACCGAAAAAGGCCGCTGGAACGCTGGTGTTAGCGTTGGTCAGTTCTCGTATCAAAAGGCGGATCTTGGAAATTTTTTTTCAGGTTCTCTTACCCCAACGGCAGGCTATTTTGTGGCTCCTAATTTGCTTCTAGGAGCTGGAATTCCACTAAGTTATAACACTCAGCGTTACTTAAGTCCGGTTGTTAACCAAAAAACTCGCTCATTTACTGTAGGCGTATCTCCTTTCGCACGTTACTATATAGGTGCCGCTAAACTGAAGCCGAATATCGGTTTTTCGTTCTCCTATTCGCACAATAATTACTATTCTACAGGCTCAACTAATAGCAGCTCATTAGAATCCGTTGCGACAACAAATGCGATAACGATAACACCCTCAGTAGGTCTAGCCTATTTTTTGAGCCAGAGTATTTCGCTAGATGCCAGACTTAATTATAATTGGTATAAGTCAATGCTAAGAGATGGCTCAACCAGGGATACAGGATTCGCCGATACCTACCAAAATACTACATTGGGCATTGGGTTTAACATTTTCTTTGGTGGCTGATTCATTGGTCTGCAAAGTCTATTTTTGTGAGTCAAAATGCCCAACAGGAGCCCTAAAAACTCCTGTTGGGCATTGCTATTATTTCATTCTGCCAAAGATAGAAATTGCTCCTATTAGGTTATCCAAGCGCCCGGCCTGGTTCGTGTTGTAAACGGCGCTGGTGGTACCATTGACCGAATCCCGCACCTGGTAAACAGCGCCCTCCACGGCATTGATAGAACCTTTCAAACTGCCTACCTGGCTGGCCATTCCATTAAGCCCTGTTTTGGTCGAAAAGGCCAGACTCTCCAGGCCGTTCCTAGTGGTGGTGGCCAGGTTGTCCATTGCCTGCGCGTTGGATCGGGTGGAAACATCCAGCGAATAAGCCACCGAATTGGCCAGTCTGCTCATGGCCTGCTGTTGGCTGGTGTCGGCTGCTTTAATGGCCTCCTGGATCTCTCCCAATACTTTGAGTTGCTGTTTGCCTTGTTCCACCGCTTGCGCCTGTGCCTGGTTGGCCTGGTCGGCTCCACCTAATGGCCCTCTCCATCACTGGAGTAATCGGCCACTCCTCCATCCTCATAACGTTTACGCACAAATCCACCATAGCGGAACATTCTGCCACTCCAGGCGCGGCCATCCATTAAACCGCCCTCTCGGAAAACTGGCGCTCTAAAATCCGTTACGGGTGAGCTTCGTTTGCCTGGTGTTCTGGCATTGGCAAACATCCGACGAATGAACGGCAGGTTGGCCCTGGTTTGCTCCCTGGAAATGATGGCCTCACCGCCCTCCATTTCGCCCTGTTCTCTGCCGGTGGCTCTGTCCACGATGGCCAGGCCTCCAGAGCCGTAGGTGGAGCCGTGTCTGCCACCGGGAATAAAGCCCCTTGCTCAAAACTTGGCTGTGGCTGTCGTTTAATCATGGCTACCTGAATACCCGTCATGACGGCAGTAGCAGCCGCAAACACCAGGTTTACCGGCCAGAAACCAGAGGCCAGCGCCTTAAGGGTGGCCAGCGCTCCGGTAATGACAGCGCTGGCAATATCGGCGTTTTGTTGGGCTTTCCAGGCCTTGAGTTTAGCCGCTGCCTCCACCGCTTTGGCCCGTTTATCCTCGGCCTCTATCGCGGCCTCCAGATCCTTTTTATTTTGGATTCGGGTGGCTTTCTCCTGCTCCAGCAGTTTGAGCTTTTTGGCTTTCTCATCCTCTGCCGTTTTAACCTTTGCCGCTGCCTCATCTTTGGCCGTTTGGATGAGTTCCTTAGCCTTGTCCTTATCCGCTGTTTCCAGCTCTTTGAGGAGCTTAATTTTAGCCTTCGCTTCGTCGGTGGCATCTTTCGTTTTGGCCTCGTACTCATCGGCGGAAAGCTTGGTTTTTGTCTCAAAATCGGCCTTGGCCAGCTTTATCTCCAGTTCGGCCCTGGCCTTACTTTCCTCAATCATCTTTTTACGGGTGGCTGAGTCCAGGTCTGTCCGCTTGTTTATACTGGCTATTTCGGCATCGCGGGTGGCTTCGGCGGCATCAATTTTCTGCTGCTTTTCATCGTTGGCATTCGCCACCGCATCATCATGCACCGCTTTGGCTGCTGCCTGCTTTTCGGCCTTCTCCTGGTTAGTGCGTTCTATTTCAGCCTCCATATCGGCCTTACTTTCCGAATTACTCATGGTAGAGTAAAGCGTTTCCAGGGTCTTGATTTTGTCGGCTTCGGTCTGCTTAATGGTTTTGATTTTCTCGCTGGCCTCTGCTTTGGTGGTTTTAATGGCCTCCGTGGCTTGATCTATGGCCAGCTTTTCCGTTTCTACCTGGTTGTTCAAAATGGCCACTTTCTCATCTCGCTCCCGTTTGGCCTCTGCTATCTCCTTGTCAGCTCGCTCTTTGGCCAGGTTAGCCAGGAATTGTGCCGCCTGTTTGGCCATTTCGCCCACGGCTGCATATTTCTCCGTATTCTCCTGGAGTCGGGTCTGCCAGGCCTGTTTCTCACCTTGTACAATCTTGTTGGCATGGTCAACGAAAGCAGAGAGATCCCCTTTTAAGAGCGCCCCGAACGCGTTAGACGTTTCCGACCAAATAGCGTTCTTTTTCTCCTTCAACTCTTTCTCAATTTTCTCAATCTCTGCCGCGTTTTTGCCGCTGGCCAGTTGTCGCTCATTCCGGTAACGATCCTCTATAGACGTAAGCGCTTGAGTCAGTTGGTCTTTGTCGGTAATCTCCCTGGCTGCTTTGGCTTTCTCGGCGGCCTCCTCGGCATTGAGCTTTTCTACGGTGGCATTATACTGGATGGTGAGCCGGTCTTTATGTACGTCGGCCAGCTTGGTAGCGTTGCCTTTTGCGGCCAACTCTCTCCAATCTAATAGGGCGTTTTCGGCCAGTCGCTCCTGCTCCAGAATGAACTTTGTAGCCTCCAGTTTAGCCTTTTCCTCCTCCTCTGCCTTTTTGCGTTTCTTTTCGGCAAACTCACCGGCTACTCGGGTCACATCCTCCTGGAGTTTCTGATCAAGTGCCGCAATTTCCAGGTTCTTGGTTTTCTCATCCTGGATGCCTCTCATAATGGCCTCCACTTTAAGATCCCGTTCAGAGCCTAGTTTTGCAAACTCCCGTTGCATTTCGTCTTTAATGCTGGCCACGTGAGCAGCAGCCTCCAGTTTAGCCAGCTCCTCCAGCGCTTTCTCGTTGGCTTTTTCCCGTTCCTTAAGGGCGGCCTCATGCTCCTTAAGGTCTGCTTTCCTGGCTTTATCGGCCTCTTTGGCCTGTTTATCCAGCGCCTTTTTTTGCTCATCGGTAAGGCCTGCTCCATGAGCTTTGCCCTGTGCTTTCCCGGCAAACTCTGCCTTTTGTACGTTGGCTGGATCGCTCCAGATAGCCACCACGGCAGCAGCCCCGGCTTTTACGTTGGTCTTTACGTCGGTAATCACTTTGGCCCCGGCGGCTTTGGTCTGATCCCAGGCCTTACCCGCTGCCTCAAAGTTTCCAGATAAAAACTCTTTGATGGCCACCCCCATGTTTTTCATTACCCCACCGCACCCACGGCAAAATCTGCCAGGGTTTTATAATAGCTTACAGTGCCCGTAATGAGCGTGGCCAGTACGCCCACCAGGTTCCTGATGATGGTAATACCTCCAGACATAAGGGAAAGCAGGCCCGAAAAAACAGGCTTCAACTTTTCCCCCACTTCTACCTTTAGTGCATCAAAATTATCGCCCAAATTGGAGGCCTTGCCCTCCAGGGTTTCCATCATTTTGGCGTTCTGGCCTGCCACTCCGTTCATTTGCCCAAAGGCAATAATGGCCCCTTGTATGGCCTCTGGTGTGTTTTTACGGTGGTGTTTACCCCTTTAAAGCTAAACGTGACCTCATCACCGGCCTTTTTGGCCGAAATACCAAACTCTTTTAATCGCTCATTTTCCCCGGTCTGTGCATCCAGAGCAGCCTCAACCAATTGGTCAAAGGTTTTGCCCTGGCTGGCTGCTAGATCGGTCATGGCCACCATTTCTTTTTGAGATGGCCGTAAGCCCCGGTTCACCATTTTTACGTAACCCTCCGTAAGCTCATCGACCGAATAGGCCGTTTTAGATCCCAGGTCTTTAAGCGCTGCCATTGCGGCCTTTGCCTCCTCCTGGCTACCGAGTGCCGTTGCCAGAACCTTGCCGTACTTTTCAAACTTTGCGGTCGTCTCAAAAATGCTTTTGCCGATGTCGATAATAAAGCCAATTACCTGGAGCGCCATAAAGGCCTGGAATGCTTTGGCCATTACGCCAACTCCGCCACTTATTTTACTCCAGAGGCCTGGCTGGCCTAAATCATCACCCCCTTTTTAATCTTGTCCACCTCATCCTTTACGCCCTTAAATTGCTTTTCGGCATCGCCTAGCCGTTTGGATGCCGCTATAAACTCATCGGTGCCAGGCTTGAGCGTTTTAAGGTCTTTATTGAGCTGTTTGATTAGGCTATCCAGTTGGCCATATGAGAGCGTGGTAACATCCACCTCTTTCTTTAGGGAGCTGGTGGCCTTTTGTACGTCGGCTAGTTCGTTCTTGTATTTCTGCCAGTTTTCGGAGCCCTTACCTCCGTCTTTTTCAATGTCTTTAAGGGTGGTTTTTAGTTCTTTGGCCTTTGTATTGAGCGAGTCAATACTTTTACCCACATCTCCCTGGTTTAGCTGGAGGGTAAGGCTGGCCACCTCGTTTAAATTTACCATAGTGTAGTCTTACAATTGTGAGAAAGTGGCTTTGTAAGCGCGTAGTGCGGTTAGATTGCTGGCCGTGGCTAAATCTCGGTATAGGTAGGGGAGCACATCCATCAGTAATGGATCTGAGTAAATGCCACGGTAGCCACGTTTTACGGATGGATATTTTTGCCGGTTAATTTTGATCGCCCAGGCAATCCGCTCCACACTGGCCAGCTCACTGGCTGGCTTTGCTTTGTGAGCGGTTGGGTAGCCTGGCACATAGGCGAATCTGGAGAGCCCTACCTTTTCCACAAAAGCCTCCATTGCCACCAGGGGTGGTGTTCGGCTGTAGTTCATCGACCGCAAATCCTTGAGCCGAAACAGGCCAGCCATCTCCAGCCTGGCCTCCACAAAGGCACCGGCCTCTTTGGCCGCAATGGCTCGAAATGAGTTGACCATTTCGCCCGTTAGGGTAAGCCCTGCCTGCTCAATGCGTAGGATAAATGCCCGCTCTGCCTGGATTATGTAGCCATCCAGTATTTTGGCTGCATCTCGGTTGTTGGTAAGCCATTCGGCCCTGGCATCTCCCCTTATGCCGTTGGTTGCTTCCATAGTTTAGCTTTTTCGGAAAGCTAAAGCGGTAGGAAGGCGGCCAAAAGGACAGGAGCGCCTGCGGTCAGCCGTTGCTGCCGCACAAAAAAGCCACGGCTCGATGACCGTGGCTTTTTTGTGTACTTTTAAATGGCTTGGAGGCTACCTGAAGTATTTGATGAGTATTCACCCAACGACCCAGGGGTTGATGGTGTGGGCAAAACTTGCCCAGACGAACGTACTTCCGACCTTTACACCCCTGCCGGTTGGGCTGAAAACTTCGACTTCGAGACATGCTCCCTGTCAGCGGGAAACACGCCCCAGCGAAGCAAATTAACAATATCTTACCTTTGTGTATTGTATCTATGCTTCTTCTTTCTCCGGAATCTCAATCTTGACCGTTTCTTTACTATCCGTTTTCCTTCTCTTCTCGACAGTCCTTAACATCTCTAAAAGCTTGATCATCACAATAGCAATAACTGGTATAGTAGTAAAAACAGCTATAATTGAAAAGTAATCGAATTTCTCGTTTAGAAAAGATTTTTCAATGGTCATCAAGCTTTTATCCTTAAAAACAAATAGAGACGCAACAACTGCCATCATTGCTGTCATAAGAGACATTACTAAACTCAAATATTCCTTAGAAATTGATTTATCTTTTTCAATATATATTATCTCAGTTTTATCCTTATTGTTGTCTATTTTATCCGAACTTAATTCTTTTATCTTTTCCGTTAACTCACAATATTTTAGTTTATTTTCTGAAGTTAAGAATGAGTTATCCATCACTTCCTTTGTTAAATCATCTGCTATATCACTGCGATTATATAAATCAGAAGGATTTACACTGTACTTTTTCGACGTAGAAAGTAACACGGAATTAAATATATCTATAGTAGGAAGTTTTTGTTCAACAACCAAAGGTCTGATTGCATAAAGTAATTCGTTGTTAGCTAACCTTATTTTTTGTTGGTACTCTTTATTCTCCCTTTTAGAGAATATTTTACTCGTAACCATAAATACTATGAATCCGCTAATTACCCCACCTCCAATACCAATAATCCAAGCATTATTAAAGAATTGCTCCATAAATTCAGTTCCATTTTAAATTCAAAAAATCGCGAAGAAGAAAAGTAAATCTACTCACTCCATAATTGTAAATCACATATCACTAAGTTCGTCTAACAATATCTATCAACCGTATGTTTGCGTAATCTATTAGGAGTATTCATACTGTAGAACGGATATTGGAAATGCAAGCCCAAACTTACTTTACTAAGGCGTTCAAATTGTCGACCGAAACCGACATATAAGTAGAATGCTGTCTGTCAACTAAGTACGGCTTGTCGACCGAAGCCGCCAAACGAGCATTGCTTTGACGAACCACCCAACGACCACAGGGGCTGATGGATGAGCATGCTACCTCACTGAACGCGAACCATCTGCAACCTTTACACCCCTGTTTGGATGTATGCAAGGTTTTTAACTTGCTGATAATCAATATATTAAAAATCTTGCATTTTCGGGGGTTTGTTCGCCAGAACACGGTGGTGGTTGGGCTGCGTGCTTTCCTCTGAGACGTGCTCCCTGTCGACGGAAAGCTTGCCTAAATACTTTCTTTTTGTTGATAGTGGACACTAATTAAATCATTAACTTCTTTTATAATTAATTCCACTTCTTTCTTATCCGCCCCAACCACCGAGCTGAATTTTGGCACTTTGGCAAACATATCTACGTAATCTTCGAGAGCTATGTAATTAGAGAACTTTTGCATTAGCTCAAGTACTACAATATTCAATAATACTGTAATTTCAAATATTTCATCAGGTCGTAATGGGGTTTTCATTGCTTTTACTTCTTCTCTCAATATGCTCTCACCTTTATTTCTAAAGTTATGAGCCAATACAGTATTTCTATAATCTTTCAGGTTTGACCAGCGATTAATTCTTTTGAATACTGGCTTCATTACAGTTTTAAATCTGATGATTTCATCCTTAAATTCTGGTATATTGCTTGGAGTAAAATGGTCGTTCCATTCATCAATAAATGAGCAAATCATTATTAGTATTTGGTTGACCATTGATACGATAATTACACTATCCAAAGTCACATCTGGAAAAAATCTTAATTTATGTTTTTGGAATTTCTTTTCAGAATTTACCTCCAGGCAACCTCCCATGTAGGTTGTTATATAAATCCACAGTGTATAAAGAATTTTTACTGATTCTTGCAGTTTGAGCATATATTAGCACGATTTTCTTGTGAACAGTTGTTTTCCTTTCAACTGCGTATTGAGCCGGGTAACCTGTCACTAAAATGCGGGACTCAGGTACGCAAATCTCGCCTTATTGGGGCGATTCTCGTGTCAACCGAAGCCGACCAACGAACCCAAAAGCTTTCCTGTTGAGACGGCTCCCTTGTCGACCGAAAGCCCACCACTACGTTATTGATTTTGCTATGCACCCAACGACCATGAGGGTTGATGGATGAGAACACTACGTTACTGAACACAAACCGCTTCTAACCTTTTCACCCTCATTTGGTTGGGCTGCCAAGCCAACCTCGGGACGTGCTCCCTGTCAACGGAAAACTTCCCTAATAAATCCAAAAATTAATTAATCCTCTTTGGGTATGTTCCGAATTGTAAGAGGGTTTCCCAATCGATATAATCAATCTTTTCCCCAGCTTTTACCAGGTTATCAAGCCCTAAATTCTCTATCCATAATTCAACTCTTCTTCCGATCTCATCCCATTCAGGAATTTTGGTTGATTCAGCTTCTGAAACACAATGAATTCCAATTCCCGGATAAGGCCCACCAAACGGATTACCAACTGCGATCAAATCATACTCTATACCGCTTGAATTTATGTCCAGAATGCTGCCTAGTTCCAAGCGTATTATTTCTAAACATTTTACGATAAGATCTAGATTCCAAGCCAGTTTCTCATGAATTTCTGGTTCAATTAAAGTATATCCCCTCTCGGCCATCAAATTTTATATTTTATTCAACGATTGCTGTCAGTCGAACCTTGAAAATGGAAGCCCTTAGCTTATCAAGTTGAGGCAATTCTCGTGTCAACCAAAAGCTGGACTTGGAAACCTAAACTTGCCAAGATGGAGCGTTCACACTGTCAGCCGGAAGCTGGGCTTTGAAACCTAAAAAGCCTGCCTGTCGAGACGTGCCCCCTGTCGCAGGGAACCCGCCTTGAACACCTATTTTTGATTCGCCACCCAACATAATAAAGGGCGAAAAATCACTTAACTATAATAGACTGTAAATCAGTGAGAAATAATTAAGCGCTCCCTCTGAAAGGCTTCTATTACTACTTTGGTGATCGGCACGAAGTTCTAAACTGCAAGAACTGCTTTTGGCCATTCATTTCCTACGGGAAAAACACCCTTTTTTATAGGGTTTGCTTGCCTTGTTTATTAAATGTTGCACGCATTTACGCCCTCCAGCAGCAAATTCGCTGGCTGCTTTATCGGCAGTGCCACCTGTATCCTGGCCACCAGGTAATCCACTCCATTAATGTGCACCTTTTGGCTCCAGTCCAGGGTGGCCAGATCCACCTCATCCAGATCCATCTGCCGCTCCAGGTAGTACATCCGTTTACGCATGGCCTCAATGGCTGGCCAGAACGTAGCGGCCAGGCCATCAGCTCCAGTCCAGTACAGGGAGTAGCCGCCAGATTTTGCCGTAGCCAGTGGCTGCGGTGCCACGCCTGGCCCTGCCGTGAGTCCATTCCAGAATAATAGCCGTGGTGCAAAGTTGTTGGCCAGTTGGCTAAACTGCTCCGTTCGGCCTGCCTGTTTGGTAGTGGCCAGGCCTGTGGCCTCATCGGTTAACAGGGTGGACAGTTGGCAGCTTATTGGCGTGGTGCCAGTATCCTCATCCAGCGCTGGTGTTAAATAATCGGCCAGCTCTGGAGGGTTATCTTTAGCCAGGCCATCCCCTCCATCCAGCACACTGGAGAGCAGGAGCCTCCTGTTTAACTCTGGCCGTTTTTTGTAGGTTTTTAGTGCTTTCTCGCTCCAGTCAATAGTGGCTACATTGCCAAAAAAATCACCCAAAAAATCCAGCTTAATCGTTTTGTCGGCGGGATCTATCAGCATGGCCAGGCCAAACATCTTTCTAAGCTCCAGCAGGAGCACCGGCATGGTGAGCGCTGGCAAGTGCTGGCTGAGTAAAAGCGTAGAACTGCCATCTAATGCCCTGGTATTGTAGAAAAGCAGCTTTTGCAGCTCCGAATGAGCCAAAAAAGAGCCCGTAATACTTACCCCTGTTAGCTCCGAAAAGCGCCTAATGACCTCCATTAAAAACGGCATCGGCACCATTGGCCCTGTGATGGTGTAGGCTCCTGCTGTGTACTCGTTTACTTTGCCAGAGTAAGAGATGGCCACCCATTGGAGCCGTAATAATCTGGATTTAGAATAGTGGGGAAAGCGGCCACGTTTCGCCCAAACTGTTGCACCACCGGCAGCAGTGTAGCCGGTAGGGCAATACTGCCAAAATCCACATCGGGCAGGAGCGTAGTGTGCAGGTCGCCAAAGAGCTCACCCATTGCCTGCACTACCTGGAGCGTGTACGTGTCGGAGGCCTCCGTAAGAATGGCTACTCCTTGCTGGAGGAGCTGGCCATTATAGTACTTTTCGCATTCGTAACGGAGCCCTACGGCATCATTTTGGAGCTGCTCTGGAAAACCCAAAATAATCCGGTTTTTGCTGGTAATGGGTAAGGCTGGTATGGTGGCTTTGCTGGTCAGCACATCCTCAAAAGTTAGGTATGGATTCAGTAGCTCCAGCTCTGTGCTCAGATCTGGAGTAAGATCCACCTCCTCCCGTTTAGTTTGATTTGCAGGCTCATGGTTAGAGTTGGGTAGCTTTAAAGTACAGTTTATCGCCAGAGGCCAACGTGAGCATAGTAGATAAGCCCAGATATTGATAACCGTTTTGGTTTATAATCACATCCGTATTGTAGCGAAGGATGCCATTTTGGTAGACCTTGACATTGACTAAACTAGAGGCCGTACCGTAGACGAAAAGCCGCCAATCAGACGCATAAACCGGAAAGGTTAAATCATTAGAATAGCGTGGATAAACAAACGCCCTGTTTTGCCCTTGCAGATCCCAAGTGTTTCCAATTTTAGGGTCAGAACTGCCGTATTGATACCATTCAGTTTCAAACTTATTGCCATCATTTACCCGGTAATGCCACTGACCTGCTGGTACGCTCAACGTGTAGAGCTCTGGAGCTACTGTACAGGAGCCGTAAAGATCTGCATAAGCCTGTGTATTCTTAAGGGTGTATTCGGCCTCCGCTTTTGCGTCAGCATCTGCCTGGCTGATTTCAGAGCCATACTTCCGGCAGCGATCACCACTATAGCAGCCTCTCCAATGCTGCCACCTGTGCAGGTAGTGCGTTTGTAGGTGGTAGCTCTGGAGATGGCCTGGCTAGGGTAAGGCGTGGAGCCTGCTGGAATGCCTGGCAGGGGTAGGCTATCAATATAATCGGGATCTCCTGGCTGGTTTGCTTTCTCCGTTAATGGCTTAAACAGCGTGTTATCATCCAGGTAATACTTTTGGAATTTTAACGGCCTGCCGTTGCCGGTTCGTTTGCCGAACTCATCCAGCACCTGGATTACTCCCGTTCCTTGCCAGCCTGTTGGCCTGGCAGGTGCTGGCGTTCCCACCGGCAGGCTGGAATAATTTAGAATAGGCGCTGCTACCTGCAACGTAAAACTCCTGGCGATTAGATCCGCTCCATCCTCTGCATCCACGATGGCCGTGGTTAAAAGCTCCAGCGCCTGGTGGCCTTTATTACTCAACAGGTATATGTTTTGAGAAAGTAAAAGCTCATCCAGGCCTTTAAGTTGCTGCTCTGCAAATCGCTCAAAAAAGCCCGTACTGACCGTGAGCGTTTGCTTTCCTTCCACGTGCACCACCTTAAGCTCTGAGAAATCGGAAGGAGCACCGGCAGGCCGTTCCATTGCGGCCATCGTTCGGAGGGTTTCCAGGTTTCAGATCCGGCCCGGTTAATCGGAGTGTATCCCAACCGCCCAAACTATTAGAATATAAAATAAACCGCTCCTGGCCCTGTATTTTCGATCTATGGTATAACTCCTTACCTGGCTTAATCGGTTACGTTCTCCATCGGATAGCCAAACCCGATAACTAGCCACGGTTTTAGCTCCACCTAATAATCCAAGTGCTTTGGCTCCAGTCGGTACACAAACAACCTGGTAGGTTTGCCCTCCAGAGAGCTGGCCTTTGTCCAGGGTTTCCTCTGTGCCATCGGTGTAACTAACCTCCACCCTCCGTATAATGGTGGCAGGAGTTGGCGAAAAGTTGAGTAGGAAAAACAAAAACTCTGGCTGTTGCTCTCCGATTAATTTGTTATCCAGTTGCCAGGTTAAAAATGGCCGTTGCTGGCTCATGTAGGTGGTAAAAAACACATCTCCCCAGGTGGCAAAATCCAGATCGGAGAGCCCTGCCTTAAGTATCCACTGGTTTTGCAGTTCCTTGCTGGTTTCTGGCATAAGTACCCCATTATTTAAAACCGATTCCCGCAACATATACGGCATGGTTAGGCTCGAAATAACGCACATATCTACGGCATCGGCTCCTGGCTTTTGATACTCCAAGAATCCATCCAGGAGCTCATCCAGCCGAAAGAAAGCGCCCTCGTAAATGGTGGAGCCAAATTCGGTACGGGGTGGCTTTTCAGCGCCTGGCATTTTCACCAGCCGTTTAAAGGTGGTGGAGCCTGGCGATGTTGGCACCAGAGCCTCCAGGTAGTAGCGTAGGCCGTTCCGGCTGGGTAAGCTGGTATCAGCAGCATCCAGCACGTGTTCAATTTTGTTTCTCGAAAATTGCACCGGCAAAAATGCCAGGCCTGTTTTTAGTCCATCAATCATAAAAATGCCTCACTCTTTTGTCAAAGGTGAGGCATCTGGCCAGATGGCAAAAGGACATTATAGTTTACCGAACTAGTGTAAGGGAAGCTTTAAATATAGTCTTATTATCGACTATATTTTGACAAAAAATCTTCCCTTGTTACCAGCTGTTTATCTCCATATTTAATACGAGTAATCAATCCTGAAATTGGAAATGACTCTTCTACTGTTCCAGAATCAGATAGGACTCTAACAATTATATTTTTATCAATGATTTCGTCAATTGACGAATTTGTTACCTTGATTTCAAAAGGTGGAGAAGAATAGTTTTGTTTTGGGTAAAGTTTTTCTATCTCAAAAGTGAATATTTGCATACCCTCCTCTGTCCTTATATTAGCCCCTTCATAACGTTTATGTTCAGTTAGTTGATAAGGAAGCTCTAGTTCAATAGCTAAACCATTAATCGTATAATTAGCAACGTTTTGAATATTTAATTTAATTAGATATTCAATATATCTATATAGGCCTCCAGACTGCCCCCACCGTTATGTGATAAGTCAATTTTTTTATAACAACTTCTGGGCTTTTCGGTGCTAGAACAGGAGTCTGTTTAATTGCTTCCGCTCTAACTTCCGCAACTTTAACGAAATCAAATAAGTCCGTGTCATTTAGTTTTGCAATTAAACGGTTCCATTCACGTTCATTTCCAAAATTAGACAGATCTATAATATCTCTACTTGCAAAAGATAACGGTACTACATCATCACCTCTACCAGAAAAGCTTACCAAAATATATTTATTTGGGTAGGTATCTATATCATTAATAATCATGCTATATTCTGTCCCAACCCCACCCTCAAATGCGTGCGCTCGTTGCTTGTATTTAGGTGATAGTACTATAATAACCTTATTGTAATCTGTCATTGCACGGTGCATCATTTTTTGGAAACTTATTGCAGTTTCCTGCTGGCTTACCAGTTTGTCCATTCTGGCATCATACCCTTTTGGATCTCGCAAGAAATTTACAAAATGAAATACTTTATCTTGATGTTCTTGGTTGTCCCAAGCATAGGTAACAAAAATAGCGTGTTGGTGGTCGGATAACATAGTTTTAAGAAATGAATATTTAACAATAAATAAAAAGACATTCCTTCCCAAACTTTTGATAGAGTTCGAGTTGAATTAGCTGCATTTTAATGCCTATTAGTTTCCACTGGCCAGAAAATACAGACACTCCGATTAAATACAGCAAAATAAAAGGTGCGGCCAGTATCCAAACCAGGTAAAAACGAACTTTTTTAAACGTCTGCATAGATAATACTGTTTGCCATTAATCCAACTCGTATACGTACCTCATAGCCGTATGATGCCTCTAATGTAATCATTGTAATCGGCTCCATAAATATCTTAGTGCTAGGATCTACCAGGCAGGTAAGGCCGTGGTTTTTGCGGATGGACAGAGAGATGCCCAGAGCTATCCGTTCGGACTCATCAAAGGCAGCATCCTCCAGCTCCTCCTGGCCCATTTCGCCCCGGCAAATTACGTAATAGGTAGAGTCGAACCAGGCCAGTACATTATCCGCTCCATTATCCTCCAGCGCGTACTTAGGCCGTAAGGCAAAAACAGCCGGGTAAATATCATCGGAGGAGCTCGCTGCCAGGAGTCGATCCATTTTATCACCACCGGACTGGTGCACCGTTTTAACGCCCTCCACTGCTGCTGCTATCGGCTCAAAAAACGCATAAAATAACTTTGTGCAGCTCATTGATTTGCCTCCTGTTTTTGACGTTCGTTTGCCGCAGCATCGGCTGACCGCTTTATATCCTTTTTGTTCTCCTCCAGGAATAAAAGCACATCATGTAAATTTGCCTCTTTCGCCTGTTGCATGGTGCCGAAAATCCCTTTTTCGGCCAGGATGTGCTGGTTTTTAATCCAGCCCTGGCCTGGGTACTCCTCTGGTTCTCCAGCCTCGCCATCAAAGAGCTCGTACCTGGCCAGCACTTTCTGCATATTGCCGGTAAAATACAGCAGTACCATCTGTTTCTGGCTTAACTCCATTCCGGCCAGTTTTTTGGCCATTTCCTTTGCCGTAAATTCATTATAGGGCTCTCGTTTGTCTCCATTCCAGCCAGGCTCCAGGCTATACGCTCCAGATCGCTCTGGCCTGCAAAGGGTGGCCACTAATAAATCTAAGTGAGCATCTCCTGGCACGATCTGCTTTATCCATACTAGAAAGTGTATGTAAGCATCTGAGAGCTCCCCAAAGCTCATCGTGAGAAAGTCCTGCTCTGGCAGCAGCAGGCTCCAGTTTTTATACTGGATCGCTTCAAAGGGTAGCTCTGTAGTGAGCTCCTGGCTCATCCACCTAACTTGGTGGATGAGTTCGTGGAGTACAATAGCATTTGCATTCTTTACTTTTTTGCTCATGCCTGGCCCGAAATGTTTACGCATGAGCGCCCTCCATTGGTTGCCTCCCATATCCAGCAAGATCTGAAGCATGTGGTGGAATTTTTCGGGTGAGTCGGGTGTAAAATACACCAACTGGAGCAAGCGCGGTAAGTGCTCTGGCTTAACTTCTTTCCATGAGCCTGGCAGCGTTTTGGCCTGGCCGTTAAATTTGATCTCTTGCATTAGTTGCGTAGCTTTTCTTTGAACCACTGGTAAAAGCTGGAATACTCAGTAGTAGCCAGGTAGTCAAATGAGTTTTTTCCCCAAAGTATACGAATAGGGAGCCAGTAAAGAATGGCCGTACCAAGCTCCAGGAGCAGGAGTATAATTTGCAGGATTATGTAAATTATGTATCTCATTTGGCTACTGTTTGAGAGAAAGTAAATAGGGTGTAATCCAGTTGGCAATTAGTTTAATTTCCGATTTTTTGCGCCTGTTTCGGTAACAGCCACCCACGGTGCCACGGCCTCCCGTCGTGTTAAATCCGATAAGAAAAACCTCCTCCTCCTCCGTATCCCACTCCTCCACGGCCAGGCCTTCAATGTGAGAAGCGTACAAACTAACGGCATCCATCCGGCGCGGTTTGATGCCTTTACGCTGGTTGCCCCGTTGGTTTCGCCGGTAGATGATTTTCTTAGGGTCGGCAAAGTAGCTGGCCACCATGCCCACCGAACGAACCGGCAGTTTTACCCCGTTGATTCGATGAGCAAAATAAAAGCCGCTGGCACAATACAAAGAGCGCTCTGGCAGGCCATTAGACAGGTTAATCTTACTGATCCATTCGGCATCGTTGTGATCGGTGAGCTCCTTAAGGCCTAGAAAAGTGGCTGCTGAGTCGTAAATGGCTTGCCTTAGCTTAGTCTCATCTAGCGTAATCGGTTTAGCTGGATAGGTGGCCAGCACGATAACCTTTTTAGGCTTCTTTTTTAGGGCTTGACTCCATGAGTTAGCGCAGAGTGTAAGACAAACAAGGCAATAAAGGAAAGCGTTAGTAGACATCTCTGATAGGGGGTTAAATCCTCAAAAAATTCAGTGAAAAAATCTTTTCGCGAACGAATAAACGGCAACATATAAAAGGCAACAAAAGGCACCATAATGAGCAGTTTAAAGAGTCCCACCGGCAGATCCCAGAACTCCACCCATTTCTCAAAAAAGAACTTTTGCACAGACGTTTCATCGTAAGCGCTCATCTGCTGCTCAACCGGCAGTACTTTGTTTACCTCTTTGATGTGCTCACCTGTGCTATTGAAATAGTGGTTTGCCACCCAAATGGCCAGCAGAAGCAAAGAGATCTGTACTACGGCTCCTAGTCGGTGTTTCAGCAGAGAGCCAACGGCTTTAACGGCCTTGCTTTCCTGGTGGATATCCTCCGGCTCCTCAATGGCCAGGCCTAACTCCCTGGCCAGTTGGTTGGCTTGTTTGTCGGCATCCAGCGCCCACTGCACATACAGCCGCTTACTTTCCTCGTCCGTCTCTTTGGCGGCTGTTGCGCGGAATCCAGTGGCATCCTCTCGCAAATTGTTGTACTCCTCCAGCTTTCTGGCCTGCTCCTGCTCTTGCGCCTGTTGCATCTTAAGCTCCAGCTCATTCTCCTGCTCCTGGAGCGCTTCTTTTTGTGCCTGGATCTGTTGAGCCTGCTCCTCCAATGAGAGCGCTGGAGCAGCAGGCTCAATGCTATGCAACAAGGTTTTTGCCTGGTTGAGTGGATGCACTACGCCACCTACTTGGCTGGCTGCTTTGGTCGCTTTGTTTTGCGTGTTCATTCTAAAGGATAATTAAAGATTCGTTTGTAAAATCGTCGGTTAGTTGGGTGCCAACTTTGGCCAGTTGAGCCTGGTAATAGCCCGGAAAGAGGCTTGCTGTGGCCGTGGCCTGGAGGTATTGGTTTAGTTCGGCCAGGCAGTTCTGGCCATCGGTGTAGAGCTGCCGTTTTTGGCCGTTTTTGGCATCGGCTCCAGGTGCTACCTGCTCCAGCGCTCCATCCTTAGATCGGCTCTCAGTAATGCCGGTAACGTCTAACGTAAGAGGCAAATAGGGGTAGGCCTCATAGAGTGCCATGTGAGCCACCGCTGGCCGTATTAGATCCAGCAGTATCTGCTCCTGTGGGCTCCAGGTGGCTGCTGGATCGCGCCACTTAACTTTTAAAGCGATGTAATCGGCCTCCGTGAGAATTGGCCGTATATAGCTTTGTTCGGCTCTACGGATGTAAGTAAGAAGCTGCTCAAAGAGTCGGTTTTTGCGGCCTAAGGTGGGGATGTGTTCGGCCAGCTCCGTGGCAGATCGGATAAACACCTGCTGACGTTTGGTGTAGGCCGTGGAGCCAGTCCAGGCCGCTGGTTTAATGGACTCCATAGCGCTCCAGAAGTTCTCCAGAGCCAGATCCAGCATGGCCAGGTTAGCCTCTTTAGAATCTACATACTCCCATTTTGAGATAGCCACCGCGTTCTGGCCGTTCACTTTTTGCAGGCCTAACTCCCCGGCTTTAAATTTCATGTGCGGAAAAGCCAGCTCGTAACATTTCCAGCTCATGCAGGCATGAGCCAGGTAAAGCAAATCGGCATCATCGCTGCCAGCCGCTGGAGCCGTAATCCCCTTTAAGTAGTCCATGAGTGGCTCCCCGGCCAGGTCTTTAAACCAGCGTTCGGCAAAGTGGGCAAACGGCTCCAGAGTCTTAAAGTTGATCGAAGCCTGGATGCCTCCTAATTGGCCCTTGATGATCTCAGCGGTTAGCATTATGCAGCGTGGTTTACGACGGCCTGTTTGCCGGTTGGGTTCTTGTCCAGAGTGGTCAGTTGTACCTCCTTAAATACTGGAATGATGTTTGAGTAATTCATGGCTCTTAGGGCCATCTGGATTGGCTCCAGCAAGATCTGCCGTTGTACGGGTGTTCTAAAATGCTGCTGGTAATCGGCCACCGTTCTTACCTGGCTCCCTGAATCGCCACTTTTGGAGCCTGGTGTTACACCCCCAAAACGGGCAGGATGCCAACGGCATTGGTAATGGATACCCCGGCCATTTCCCAAACCTTAGAATAGGCATCGTCTGACATTTCGTTTTTGAGTGGCACCACATCAATGGACTCCAGCGCTTTGCCATCATCTCCTCTTAGGTATCTCACCAGGAGGGATTTATTAACGTTATCCACTCCAGAGAGCCACGTTTTTAGGTTTTCGCCAAAGGTTGCCCACTTCTTTTTGATGGCATCGGGTGCCAGATCCTTACCGCCTTCCTGATCGAAATAGTCTTTCGGCATCTTAATGAGGTACTTAATATTGTACCCGTTTTTGAGGCCTGATTTGTGAAAGAGCGGTATTAAGTTGGCCACTTCGATCCAGTCGCGTGAGCACCACCAGGAAGGAAACGCATAAAAGGGATTTCCAGAAATGTGCTCCCTTGAGTGGAAAATGCTCACGATGCTGGCTTTGGGATCTTTCCGGTTAAATGCCGGTAAGGAATCGCTTTTGCCTAGTGTGCCCCGACCTTCTCCAAAGAATGGATTTTGCAGGTAGTTAACCACTTTCCCGTTTTTGGGTAGGCCAATCCGGGTGGTAAAACTGTCCGAAATGGAGAGTAGGGGAGTGCCATCCACGGTAAACTCAAAGCGGGTAAAATGATTGGCGTTTGTCACCCGCTCATTGATGGCCGCTATTATGTAATTTGTTAGCTCCGTTTCATACATCCACTCCTCCAGCTTTGGATCGGTGTAGGGCTCCAGCATCATGGTTTTACCGGCATAAACCAGCTCAAAGAAACCAATACCAGAGCCGTAAATCATATCTCGGGTGGCCTCCAGGAGTGGCCTGATCTGGTTGTTGTTTTGCACCAGTTTGGCCATCTGGTTTGGCTGGTTGTCGGCATCTCCCCAGGGTATCCAGTCCCGGCCTCCATCCATCGAAAGCATCCGGCCAGAACCATACACCTGATCTCGCCCATCCGTAAGCTGGAGCAAGGCCCCGTTTTTCTCGTTCGGTATTAATACCGCATTATCACTGATCCACTCCATAGCGTTTAATACGTGTGCACCACCCGCTGGCCGTTGTACTCCAGAATCAGATCTATGCAGATCTCGAATGGTTGCGGTGCCCCGCCGGGCTTTTGGTTGTCCAGGTTCTCCAAGAGGAGCACGTGGTTTAAATTGATGTTTCCCCGGTAGCCTTTAGCGCCTGGCAAGTTTTTGGAACACTTTCTGACTCTGGCCTTTTGGCCTACGGTACTATCCTTTTTGACGTACTTAAGTGAGAAAACATGACTCTTGCCACCCTCCAGCGTATCCTGGTGGATTTCGGCAAACATGGCCCTTCGGGTAATTGTCCTGGCGTTACTTGCCAT